AAACCTTACATAGAGTTAGTGGAACTGCATATATAAACGATGTTCCACTTGAAGTATTAAGAGTAAACTGGGAATCTTCACATTATTGGTATCTTGGAGATACTCTTGGTTACATTGTTAATAGATACTTAACGGATGATGGAATCTATGTATCAGTAGATACTTCATATGTAGTTGGATTTAATGGAATGGAAGTTCCTACTATTAATCCAGCAAGTTATAGTAATTCGGATGGTGAAGTAAATACAATGATAGCACCAGTTCAATCTATGGTTGGAGATACAATGACAATTAGAATGTATTTTTGGAACAACAAATATGAAATAATAGACGAGGTATTTTATATTGTATTAAATTAGGAGAACGGATGTGAAATATGTGTTGGTGGATAAAGGGGATAATATAGTATCCACAAATGACCTTGCAAGTAATGTAGGCATTAGTGGTGCAAGAACATACTTTATTGGGGTAAAACAAATAGACCCAAAAGAGTTTGATAAGTTATGGAAAGTAATGACCAGAATTGATTATGATAAAAAATTAGAGATGGGATTAAGAAAGCCATCATCACATAGACAAATAGAATGGTGGAAAGAAGATAAAGAAATCACGGATAGTGAATTAAAATATTAAATAAGAGAAGGTTATGAGTAAAAAAGATAAACTAACTCCCGAACAAGAGAAGGAGTTAATCAAGTTATCGGCCGAAATAGAAGCCGAAGCAATCGCAATGAAAGTGGATTATGACAAGAATCCATCACACGAAAGTGGCAGTGTTGTATATGTTAATGAACAAAGTTCATTATTAGAATACGAGGATGAAAAGTTAGGAGATAAGGCTCTCGTTAGTAGTTCTCAAATACTTGCCAAAGAATTAAAAAAACAAAAGAAAAAAGGAGATAAATAATGTTAGAAACAGTATTATGGGTGTTTCTTGGAATCTTCATAGGTTCTGTTGGTGGAATACTTACTATTTCATTACTTAGTGCAGGTAAGACAGAAGATTTATATATGGAAATTCAAGATTTAAGAACTCAACGAGAATTACTTAAAGAGGAAATTCATAGGTTAAATATTCCAAAGAGTAAACCAACACCAAGAAAGAAACGAAAGTATAAACCCCGAAATAAGAAGAGGTAGTAATGGTTTTAGATAGTCTATTGGTAGGTGTAATGTTATTCAGTTCATTCGCCATAAGAACACCAAATGTTCAACCAAATCCAGATGACTATGAAGTTAGTGTTGGAGTGAGTAATGGACATTATTACATCAATCGTCAATGGGAACGAGAACTTGGTATGAAGTATATTGATGATTTGGTGTGGATAAAGTATGATAAGAAACTTTATTTTAAACCAGAGTATATGGATAAACAAAGTCAGAGTGTTAAGTATTTAAAGATGGATTATCGTTTAGAATACTATGGAGCAACTTGGGGATTCACTACTCGTTCTACCAATGATGCATTAGATGATTATGAAACATTTGCTTCAGTTGGTATAAGTAAGAAGAAAACTTATAGAAATGATGCAGTAGAAGTAGAAGTATCATTTGATGGTTATATGCCACCCGATGAGGCTGGTGATAATACTACATTTGAATATGAAGATAAGTTCAAAGTGTCTTGGAAACTTACAGACAAAGTTAGGTTATATAATCAAGGAGAAGTATCCAAACTAAAAGGAACTTCATATTATAAGGGTAAGATAGGTATAGAAATAACTTTGTAGTAATATTTATAATTGAATATAAAATGGAGAGTTATTATGGCTAATTTACCAACAGGACCAGATGAATTACATGGTGGAGATGGATTACCAGATTGGATGCAATTTACTATTACAGTTGCTATGTTTGGAGTTTTTGCTTGGATAATTTATTTGTTATTTTCACCATCAATGACTTTAGATGAGAAGTTTAGAGATTTACTTAACATCATAGTTGGTGGATTTTTAGCTTCATTTGGTAAGGTTATAGACTTTTGGTTTAGGTCTAATAAGAAGAAAATATGATAAACACAATAATAAATTTTCTTAAAAGTCTATTTATAAAAGATAAAGTTGATTTAATAGAGGAGAACGAAGAAATGTCAAAGTTTGATGAGATTATAGAAGTAGTATTAGAACACGAAGGTGGTTATGTAAACGACCCGAAGGATCCAGGAGGTGAAACTAATTTTGGTATAGCCAAGAGAAGTAATCCCGATGTAGATATAAAGAATTTAACCAAGGCAGAGGCATCACTCATTTACAAAACGAAATACTGGGATAAAAATAAAGTAGAGAGTTTACCCGAAGAATTATGGCACATTTATTTCGATTGCTGTGTTAATATGGGTAAAAGTAGAGCAGTAAAGATATTACAACAGGCAGCTAATGGAAAGGGTGCCAATATCGATGTAGATGGTGGGTTAGGACCAAACACATTGAAAGCAATATCTAATGTAGAGTTGGGAAGAGTTAGGGCATATAGAGTTAAATACTACGCAGATTTAGTAACCCGTAAGCCAGAGTTAGAGAAGTTTTACTTTGGTTGGTTTAGGAGAGCATTAGAAGTATAGTTAAAAAGTGTATTGGGCACTATATAATTAAACGAAACTAACGATTTTCTATATATATAATATTTATAGTTGGAAGTGAAAAAGATAAAGATTTTCACATCACCTGAAGAATGGGGAGCATAGTTACTTGATAGGAAATACTCTTGACACTCATTCGCGATACTGAGTGAGAAGTTTTTTCAAAAAACATAGAACCCGCTCTACTTCAGACTTGATGTGACTATTAAAAAATAAAAAATAATAAGTGGAGATTGACCGTTGAGTGATTCATCGAAATGGTATAAAAAAATGGAGACATTTGTGAACGGACAAGACAAACAAGACTTAAATGTGATATTAGAAAGAATGGAACAGGCGGATAAAGACCGCGGTAAGATTCATGATGATATCAAATTCATTAAAGAAAATTTATTCAATCCACATGAAGGATTATGGCAAGAGTCTAAACAGAATACCCAATTTAGACAAGATGCTAAGAAATGGCGTGGAGTAATAGGGGCAGGTTTCATAGGGTTATTTTTTAAACATATATATGATTTATTTGTATAAGCCGTAACATACCGGTCCCTGTTCGGCAAAGTTTCACTCTTTCGAGTTCAAAAGAACCTCACAGATTTGTGGGGTTTTTTTGTGCCCTGTTAAAAAAAGTTAAAAAAAGCCTTGACATTACCAAATTTCTGTCGTAAGATCAGTTATGGTTTGATAGACATATTGACTAATTGAAATGAAAAGCAATTCCCTCCCGGGTAGAACGCTCGGGGTTAATTAGGGAACGGTTGATGACCGACATAAAATCACTTGAATGTCGGTACTTTTCAGAATCAATAATAGTAACACAAAGGAAACAATATGTCTAAGAAAGAATATACAATACAGACTACCATTTATAATAGTGGTCAGTTAATAGAATCAACAACTGTCAGTTATCCAATTAAATTTGAAAACAGACACAAATTGGTTAAAGTTATACATCGTATGATTGAAGGTAAGGGGGGGAAATAAACATTACAAGGGGAAGATTAATTTCTTCCCTTTTTTTGTGCCCATTTGGAATTCGGGGAAGAGAGGGAAGAGTAGGAGGGACGATCTAGATAACAGATAAACAGATACATAACTTATAGCGTGAGTATAACAAAAGTTCATATAATCTATATAGTTATAGTTTAGCAATAGGTTAGGTGTAAAATGGATAAGGTGTCACGTCCTAGGGGACAACTGTCAACCTATCCCGACATTACCATCATTAAAATATAAAAATGTTATACTTATTGGGACTATGGAAAGACCACATACTAAAATAAAATACAAACCACCCAAGTATTGCTCACAATGTAAAAGAGAAGTATATCATACCACACATAGTGCTAGTTCTTATTGGGTAGATTGGTATGGTACAGAATTAAAACCTATTTGTGTGGATTGTTATAAGAGATAAAGAGAGTGTTTTCAAACACATTTTCGAAAAATATAAGAAATATTAGTAAAATTGATATGTTATTAAAATATATATAATATTTATATATAGATACACATATATATTTATATGGTGCTATCTTCCCACTAATGGTTGTTTCAATGTTATTCTATTAGTGGGATTTTTTTATCCTTTATAATTAAATTGCGGAGAGTTCAATGAACATATCACCTGAAATTAAACAAAAACATACAGAAATGTTTTATCCAACAGTTAGAGTTCGCACTAAATCAGCTGGCGGTTCGGGTACTGTTGTTTATTCTAAGAAACATAAAGGTGAGTCATGTACTTATGTTATCACCAATCATCATGTTATAGCAGATAACATAAAAGTAGAGAAGAAGTGGAATTCTATTCTTAAAAAGAAAGTAGATACAGAAATTTTAGATACCGTTTCAGTAGAGTTCTTTAAGTATAATAATTATTCCCATTGTATTGGAAGTTTCGCCGTAGAAGCCGATATCGTTGGGTATAGTGAATATGAAGGCGGACAAGATTGGGCATTATTAAAAACAAGAGATATAGAGAATACTCATAAGTTCGTCGCAAAATTATATCCAAAAAAAGAAATTAAGTCTATCCATATATTTGATAAATGCTTTGCAGTTGGTTCTTCATTAGGTCATCCACCTATAGCAACCGAAGGACACATCTCGTATATGGACGATGAGATAGACCATTACAAGTATTGGATGAGTACAGCACAAACTATATTTGGTAATAGTGGCGGTTCAATATATAGATGGTCAAGTAGTAGAGAACAATATGAGTATATTGGAGTACCGTCTAGAATATCTATTCAACCAATGGGATTCAGTGCAGACGCAATAACTCATATGGGATACTTCATTCCAATAGATAGAATATATGACTTATTCGATGAAAATGAATATCAGTTTATTTATGATGAAGATTATAATATAGGTGAGTGTAAAAAGAGAAGAATGAAGAAACTAGACGAGTCTAAACAATTATTGGCAAAAGACTTGGACGATGATGATTTTGATGATTGGAATCCAAGAGATCATACCTTTACAGATGATGAAAAGTAATGAAAGAACTAATTATGGCTCTAATGCTTTGGATAGGAGCTAATACAGATTATAAAGTAGACTTCCCTGTTCCACAAGTTGAACGGA